CCATTTACGCCACTCGTTCCACTTACCCCTGACGTTCCACTAGCACCATTAACTCCTGACGTACCACTTACTCCTGAGGTTCCGTTTACGCCACTTGTTCCGTTTACCCCACTCGTACCGCTTACTCCTGATGTACCTGAAGTACCACTCACCCCACTTGTCCCTGATACTCCGCTAGTTCCTGATACACCGCTTGTACCACTTACTCCGCTAGTTCCATTTATAGCACTAGTACCACTTGTTCCTGATACACCACTTGTCCCGCTAGTACCTGTAGTCCCACTTGTAGCTGATGTTCCCGAGGTGCCGTTAAATCCACTTGTTCCATTTATTCCTGATGTACCACTAACACCTGATGTACCACTAACACCTGATGTCCCTGAGGTTGCTGATGTACCACTTGTTCCATTGATACCGCTTGTTCCGCTTGTTCCGTTCACGCCTGAGGTACCATTACCCCCTGCAGCACCTGCAAGGTTTAAAGACCATGTGCTATATGTCCCTGTACCTACATTAGAGGCAGAAAGAACCGTCATAGCCCCTGTACTTGCATTATAAGAAGATATAGTAGCTGTAAAGTAATGAGTTGCATCGTAAGCTATAATAACTGACTGAGCAACCGTATAAGATAATCCTGTTAGGGTGGTTAAATTAACAACCGTGCTAGGAGAGGTTGGTATTGTTATAGCTGATGTAGAGGTAGAGGTATAATAAGATGATGAGCCAGAGGAGCCGCTTGTTCCTGCAGTTCCAGAGGTTGCGCTTGTCCCTGATGTTCCTGATACCCCATTTAATCCTGAGGTTCCGCTTGTTCCGCAAGAACCTGATGACCCAGAGGTCCCTGAGGTACCGCTAGTCCCTGTTGTCCCACTTGTTCCTGTCGTACCACTAGAGCCACTCGTTCCTGTAGTCCCACTTGTTCCAGAAGTCCCTGTTGTTCCACTAGAGCCTGATGTTCCTGTCGTACCACTAGTCCCTGAGGTACCCGTTGTCCCACTTGTACCTGTTGTTCCTGAGCTTCCACTAGTACCGCTAGTAGCTGATGTACCTGAGCTTCCTGAGGTACCTGATGAGCCTGATGTTCCCGTGGTTCCTGAAGAACCATATTGTGGGATATTTAATGTATTATTTGCAAATGTAGCAGGTCCATTTACTCCTGTTGTTGTTACGCTTATTGGTAGCTGATAATCTGCCCCTGCAACGGCAGCAGAAAATCCACTAGTACCAGATTTAACAATCCCTGAGACATTAGGTATTTCACTTAAATTTGAATTCTTACTCATGCTACAAATATACTATTTAATCTATAATCGTTACCCCAACATGACTTGCTACTAATTGGTCAATATATTTATTGCTTTGCCCCCAAGATGCAAATTCTTCATCGCTTAGGTTATAATTTCCATTTGCTAAACTTTTACCTTCCTCTGTTTGTATTTCGTAATAAGTTCCACAATTAGTTGCGTTGGTTTCAAAGGGTAATACTCTTACCATTAGTTGTGTTGCTTCCCCTAATATTGGGAATTGAATTGGTTGAATTTTTGCCATATTTTTATTTTTATAATTTTACTATATTATTTGAATAATTTAAAAAAATATCAACTTCTGCTGCATATAAAAATTTATATCCTTTTGCATTATATTTGCCTCTATTTTTACAAGATTTTTGAACATCTTTAGGACATAATTTTAATATTTTTTCCGCATCTCTCATTGAATTAAATTTTCCTAACAAATCCATTTGTCGGCTAAACACATAAACAGGTTTTGTTCTTCCAATTAAAAATTGATATTTAGACATTTTTTGCTTAGACTCTTCTGGTAATTTTACACCTAATCTTGACCTACCCTCTTTGCACATATTACAACATAATTCATTATCAATATTTTTGATAATAAAATCAGATTCTATTTTATTTAATTCTTCTTTTTTGCATTCTGCAATTATTTCAAAATTAAATTCTTCATACTTATTCCAACAATGCTGAAATCTTGGATTAGTATGTTTCCCTTTTTGAGCTTCCTTAATGTGTTGACGTTCTCTTCTTTTTAAATCAATTGCTTGACCAAAGTAGTAAACCCCATTTGGGAATGTTATTTTATATATTCCTGTCATAATTATACCATTGTAAACATTTTCCACCCTGCTGAAGTATATACATACAATCCTTCTACTGTATCAGTACAATAAAACATTAAACCTACTGCAGGAGAACTTATAGCAGTTCTTTGTGCATTCGTGCCGCGAGGTGGTAGGAAACCCTGCGTTGTAGATGACATAGAAAGCAAAGCAGAAGCAGTAGTAGATGTTGTACCTAATGTTAAACTTCCGTATAGAGCAGTTTGTGTTGTAGATGAGTTACCTATTATTGTTGTGTTAGAACCTAAACCTGTTGTTTGGTAACCTATTACTATTTGGTTGGTTTGTGAAGAAGCTAATGGTTGAGAATTAGCTCCTATTATAATACTATTATCAACTACAGTAGCAGCATTTGCAGCAATGTTTCCTATTATCACATTACTTGAACCTGTTGTATTTGCAAGCAAGGCATTATTACCTAAGGCAGTATTATTAGAACCTGTGGTGTTGTTATACATTGTATAATGACCTTGAGCATTATTTTGATTACCTGTTGTATTTGCTGCTAATGCACTATCACCTATTGCATTATTAAATGTACCTGTGGTGTTATTATACAAAGCAAGTAATCCTACTGCTGTGTTGTAACCACCTGTTGTATTTTTAAATAGAGCACTTACTCCTACTGCTGTATTATTTGAACCTGTAGTATTAGCTTGCCCTGCAGAAACACCTATAAAAGTATTACTACCTCCTGTTGTAATAGCTGCTCCTGCGTTTGAACCTAATACACTATTTTGCGAACCTGTTGTATTATTTTTTAACGCTGAAACACCTATTGCAGTATTTGTTGAAATTGCTCCACCTCCTAAGCCAACTGTTATTGTATTTATTATAGCATCTCCTGTGTTAGTAATTCTACTTAAATAAGTTGTATTAGAAGTAGGAACTGTTCCTGCCGTTGATGTTCCGTTAATATCAGTAAATGAGTTAGTAGAAGATGTGTAATAAACGTTTTGAGCATTTGTTGCAGTACCTCTATAAATTCTATAAGATGCTGCCCCTGTTACTGCAGTCCAAGATAAAGCAATGCTTGATGTTGTACCTGTTGTAGTCGCTGAAACCTCTTGAGAACCTGTTGTTGTGTTTCCGTAAATATCTACTGCTACTATTTGATAATAATATGTACCTGCTGCTAAAGTACCACCTGTTGTGGAAGGAGTAGCCACAGGTAAACCGATTGAAACAGGATTTAAAGAACCTAATGTCAAGTTTCCTTGAATAGCAGTATTAGTTGTAAGGTTATTACCTATTACTGTTGTGTTTGAACCATATCCTACTTGACCTATTGTTAGATTATATCCTGCAATGACTATTTCGTTTGAATTAGCATTTGCAGATGCACGAACATTCATGCCTAAGTAAATAGAACTTCCAGATGTAGTATTTAAAACACTTGATGACAATCCTGCATTATTACCTGCTTGTGGACCTAATGCTATATTATAAGCACTACTTGTTAAGTTTAGTAAAGATTGCCAACCTATTGCCACATTAGTAGTTCCTACGTTAATAGAAAGTCCAGATTGTTGTCCTATTAAAACATTTGCATTTCCTGAGCTAATAGCTGAACCTGCTAAAGTTCCCATCAAAGTATTACTACTTGCCGTTGTAATATTTTGACCTGAATTTGTACCTATTATAGTATTACTACCTCCTGTTGTAATAGCACCACCTGCGTTTGAGCCTATTAATGTATTATTAAGTCCTGATGTAATTAAGCCTCCTGCAGCATATCCTATTGCAGTATTGTTAAATGCACTTACTATGGAAGATAATGCTCCATATCCTAATGAAGTATTTTGGTATGAATTAATACCTATTGAGAATCTACCACTATTTAAGCCTATAAATGTGTTAGTTGCAGAAGCTCCACTTGCTCTTACTTCTATGTTTGCAGTGCCTGAACTATTTTGAAAAGTAGTTGTAGCTGAACCTGCGGTAACTTGCTTAATAGACATAACAACTGTTCCATCAAAATCAGTAGTAGGTGTAATAACTAATGAAGCGGTTGATGTAGCTTTTCCATAAGCGACACCTGAAGAAGATGCTCCTGAAAAAGTTAATCCACCAAGAAAAAAGGTAATTGTACCTGCCGTTCTTGTTGTAATCGTATAAGTAAATGCATAGTTGTTACCTACAACCGCAGCCAACGTATTTGTTAAGTTTGTAGTATTACCTGTAGTATGCGTAAACGAAGGATAAGAGCCTGTCCAACCTGTAGAAGTCCAACCTGAAGAAGTTAAAAGTTCAGCTCCTAACTGACCACCATCACTTGCAGTAGTTCCTACAAAGGTTTGTAATCCGTTTAAACGAGTTGTTCCTGCTACATCTAATTTATATCCTGAGTCTGTACCTCCTGTACCTATTCCAACATCACCTGTAGGAAACCAAGTTAAAATACCATTTACACCAACAAAATTTAAACTACCAAAATTTGAAGCACTTCCATCTGATGAATGTTGATAAGTAACGTGTATTCCATTATTTAATGTTCTTGATTTACCACCCATTAACAAAACAATATTTGAGCCATTTGATGCATTTGGAGACATGGCTAAATAATGTGAAACAAAACTATGAACACCACTTGTAGTATTAATAGAATTAACTGTAGAAATTGTATTGGTAAGAGGAAATGCAGAACTTATTCTTATCCCATAATTTGATACCCCTGTAAAAGCACCATTAGTAAACGTAGGGTTAATATCTAATCCTACAAGAACATCACCATTAGCTGCTGCTGTTAAGGTAGGAGTAAGGTTAGTTCCTCTTGCTATTGCTGATGCAGCAGTAACACTATTATTAACTAATAGTTGAGCAGTAGGAGAATAAGTAAAGGTAGCATCACTTGTAATAGAGTTTGTTCCGTTGAAGTAGGCAATCTGAGAAGCTGAACCTGTCCCTGTTACTTGATTGGTAGGGGTTGTACCTGAGGTACCCGATGAACCACTCGTTCCGCTAACCCCACTAGAACCACTAACGCCAGAAGTTCCTGACGTACCCGTTGTTCCAGATGTTCCGCTCGTAGCACTCGTTCCCGATGTACCCGTAGTACCTGAAGACCCACTTGTACCCGTAGTACCACTTGTTCCCGATACCCCCGAACTACCACTTAAGCCACTTGTTCCAGAGGTAGCTGATGTACCTGAGCTTCCTGATGTACCGCTACTTCCGCTATTACCACTAGTACCTGAAGTACCTGAAGGGGCATTTAAAGAAGTAGTTATATAAGAGTAGTTAGAAGTACCTTCTGTATAAAAAGTAAAAGGTACATTACCTGCCTTTGAATTCGTATAATATAAAACAGTATATAATCTATCCGTTGAATTCATTGCAGTACTTGGTACAAATGAATCAAAGTAATAAGAAACAACACCTGTATTATTTTGTAAATTTATAATACCTGAGGTAGCAATCAAGGTTGATGCACCACCTGTTGTATATTTGAATATTTGTGCGTATATAGAAAGGTTTGCGGCATTTGCTGAACTACATAATATATTCATTTGCCATGCCCAAATACCCCCTGGTAAGGTAGTTAAATTGGGCACCCCACTATTAGTAGCAAAGGTAGCCCAAACAATATTTGAGGTGTTACCACTAGCAGTAATTGCCACTGTCTGTTCAGCTCCACCCGTAGGGCTTGTATCCATTTGTTTATAGGTAGGAGTACCAAAAGCTGAACTTGTATTTACCGATTGATTTAAGAAATATATCTGCCCACCACTAATACCATTCAATCCACTCGTTCCACTTGTGCCCGATGTTCCCGTTGTACCACTCGTACCCGTAGTACCGCTAGTACCACTTGTTGAACTAGAACCTGAACTACCTGATGAACCACTAGAACCACTAGTGCCGCTAGTACCCGTAGTGCCTGAAGTACCGCTTGTCGCACTTGTTCCACTAGTCCCTGTCGTTCCTGAAGAACCACTTGTTCCTGAAGAACCTGAGGTCCCGTTTGTACCTGGCTTACCATTTAGATTTACACTCCATGTAGAGTAAGTACCACCACCTATCAATAAGTTAGCAATACCAAAAACCAACAATCCCGTACTAGAGTTATAACTAGTAACATCACTTAGCTGATAATTTGTGTTATCGTGAGAGATTATAATTGACTGCCCAGGAGTATAAGAAAGGTTTGTAGCAACCGTTAAAGAACCATTTGTTCCTAAAGTAAAACTAGTACTTGACAAAGAGAAATACTTATCCCCAGTTAAGCCTGAAGTTCCTGAGGTGCCCGTAGTTCCACTTGTACCTGCTGTAGCTGATGTTCCGCTACTACCTGAACTACCACTCGTTCCCGTTGTACCTGAGGTTCCTGTGGTCCCTGACGTACCCGATGTACCTGTAGTACCTGAAGAACCCGCTGTACCAGAGGTAGGAGTATAGTAAGAAACATAGTTATATATTTCTACAATATCTCCCGCTAAAACGCCATTATTTAAAACAACAGTTGTATTTGTTGGTCTTGTAAAATCATTCTTGCTTAACTTAACACCATTTACATAAATATCTATAAGGTCTGGGTTATATCCATAGGTAGAGGTAAAGTTAGTTTGACCTGCAGTTGCCGTAAAGGTATCTACATATCTAGCTGATGTACCTGCAACCCCTGAGGTGCCAGAGGTACCACTCGTTCCTGAGGTTCCTGTAGTTCCTGAGGTAATACCACTAGTAGCAGTAACAACCCCATTATTAGCCACAAGAACGCCATTCTCATTTCTTATCTTGACCTCACCAGTAAAGTAACCTTGACTCATACTATTCTAAATTTATTGCTATAAACTCACCAGCTGATAACACCCTTGCAAATGTTAAAGTTCCTGTAGAACTTGTCCATAATACATTGTCACCAGTTGGGGTTCCTGAAGTTAAAATATTTTGTACATCTATACCACCCCTTGTTACATCTAAGCAAGCCCTTCCAATACCTGCAGAGAAAACAACCGATGTCTCCCCACCCGTAGCAGTGTAGGTTAATCTTATAACCGTAGCTGATACATAAGTCGTAGTTGAAGGCTGACCAGCAATAATACCATTACTATTACCTGAAATCTCAATAGCCCTTGCTCTCCACTTACCCGTTAAGGTATTAAGGTAGTTAACAACCAAATCATAAGAACTTGTACCCAAGGAATATGGTTGGAAGAATCTAACAGTCTCGGTAAACACCTCAATCATATCCAACTCCATTGTCTCATCTACCCAATTATAATATTTCTCTTGGGCAAAATCGCCACCACCTAAATATAATGATATATCAGAATATTGTAATATCGCTGTAACCTGACTATTTGTATACATTAAAATCTGATATTAGATGTTAAAATAATGT